AACCATTAGAACCTCCTATTGAAGAAGAAGAGCCTACCACACCCGAAGAAGAAGTTGCATCTGCTGTTGAAGATGCACAAGCCGACGGTGTTATAACTGAAGCAGAAAAAGAAGTTATTGCTGAAGCTCTTATTGAAGCAGCTGATGGAGAAGCGGTGACCGCAGAGGCTATTGCTGAAGCGGGGCTTGAGTATAAGGACCTTCCCCCAGAGACTCCTGTCGAGGTTAGGCAGGATGAAAACGGAAATGAAGTTATCATTACAGCAGACGTTGCTGCAGCCCTCGTGCTACTAGAGAACCCTGCAGAATTAATTGGCGCAATATTTGATGACCCTGGTCAAGCCCTACAAGCACTTGGAAGTATCGGTGCTGATATGTCCCCCGAAGAACGTGAAGAAGCAACAGAAATGGTAGTTGCTGCTGTTGTTGCTGCAGGTGCTGCTATGAATGCAGTTGGTGCGGCAACAGGATCTACTGGTGGAAGCACTGGTGGTTCTGGCGGCGGAGGTAGTTCTGGTGGCGGAGGTCCATCAGGAGATTCTAAAGGCGTTAGGAGACGTAAACCTTGAAGATTATTAAAGACATGATTGACCAACTATGGACATTGTTAGGCATGTTTATTGCCTGGGTTGTTCTTGACGGATCTGCAAAGACTGTTGTCGGTTACGCAATTATTGGAACTTTGATTGCTTGGGCCGTTACCTATCCCCTTCGTAACCCTAAGGATGAGGAATAATGAAATCAATTGGAAACATTTTACTGAGAATCGTAGCTGTATTTGCAGCTAGCGGTTTATCAGTCATTGGTGCTGGTGCTATTGCAGGTGTTGACACACTTACAGCAGTAACAGTTGCCGGACTTACAGCAGTCGCAGCAGTTGTAGAAAAGCTAGCTCGTGGCTTTATGAATGATGGAAAACTTGATCTAGAAGAGATCAACTCAGCATTTTCTGCAGTTGATACTAAGGCCAAGACTGAGTCTGACCTAAAGGTTGAAGCTAAGCAAAATGGTCATGACATTGTAATTAGTTCAGCGGGTGCTGTTTCTTATGCAGCAACAACTAAGCCAGATGGCGAAGTGCAGATCTAAAGGTTGAAGCAGTTCAATCTGGTCAAGACATTGTAATTTCAGCTGGTAGTAAGCCGGACGGTGAGGTTCCAGCAGAGCAGCCAATTGATGAAGATTGGGATAATCGATAATGGCAGATCAAGGTACAGCAGCTCGTCTTATTGAAGTTGCTACAGCAGAGCTAGGAACTATTGAAGGTCCTAAAGACAATGAAACTAAGTATGGTGCTTACACAAAGGCTAACTTTCAGCCATGGTGTGGATCATTCGTAAACTGGTGCGCTAACGAAGCCGGTGTAAAAGTACCTAATACTGTTTACACACCTGGTGGAGCAGCAGCATTCAAGAAGAAGAACGCATGGATCGACGGAGATCTAGCAGACCCAGAAGCAGGAGATATCGCCTATTTTGATTTCCCCTCAGATGGCGTCGATCGGATCAGTCACGTTGGAATTGTTATCAAGGACAACGGCGACGGAACTGTTTGGTGCATTGAAGGAAACACAAGCCCAGACGATAAAGGATCACAACGTAATGGTGGTCAAGTTTCAAAGAAGCTTCGTGCTTATAAGAAGAACCCTAAGAAGGTTCAAATTTCTATTGTAGGATTTGGTCGCCCTAAGTTTGGCGGAGCTCCTGCAGCACCAGCAGCTACTAAGTGTTCTTGCTGCGGTAAGTAATAGTTAAATAAAGAACCCCCGGCTAATAACCGGGGGTTTTTTATTATCGGTCGTTTCTACCACCGAGTACAGTTAATTCTCTTCGAGGATCAAAACCCTCACCAACAACTAAAGAAATAAGTCCTGGTGCGCTTTCAAGTCCAGACTTATCACGGAACCAAGCAGAACCGTTATCCATTGCTGGATTCTGAATAAATAAACGTGGACCTACATTCTGTGCACGATAGTGGTGATAGTGGCCAACATTAAGAATGTCTGCGTTAGATACAGAACAACGTCCCATAACTTGACCTTGCCACCACTTAACCATGTCACGTGACTGATGCCCGTGAGCCATGCCGTACATAACACCACTTAGGTTTACTGTCAAAGTACTGTCATCTGCTGCCGGATAGCGGAACTCAACGCGATCACGTAAGAACTCGCTCTCTTTACAAATGTCCTCTACCTGAGCAACTACGTCAATCTGCCAAGAATCTTCAGGGCGTCCTACTAGGAAGCGCTGTACCTCATCGTGGTTACCTGGAACTACCGGAACAATAAGTTTGTCTGTTAAAGGTGCAAGCGCCTTAATCTGAGCAAGAAGCATACGGCGTCCAACGCGTACCTGCTCTGAAACACCAATGTCGTGGCGTCCCATTACCTTACCCTTTTGGCTTGTCATACCTTCAATGCAATCGCCAAGCTGTGGAAGTGCAATCTGCTTAATGCCGTACTTACTTGCTAAATACTTGTGGTGCTCAACAGCTTCATCAATAGACCTAAGAACTCTATTAATAATGGCTGGAGTATCATCCTTACCATATTGAGTATCGCCAATGCTATAAACAGCAGTTAGATCCCCATTAGAACTGAGGACATCTTGTGGTTCCCAGTTAACAATTAAAGATAGGAGTTGTTCTAAATCGTAATCAGGTGCTGTTGATTTACCTGAAGGAACAACGTTAACTCTAAATGACTCTAACCAATCCCCGTTAAATGTTTGCCAACGTGAACGTCTGTGAGATACGACGGTCCATTCTGTTGGATCTAATTTTGCTTCAATAAGAATCTCTTCTGCACCAGGTGTGTTCCCATCTGGGCGTGGAGTAGAAACAATAAAGCCACCATCTGTTCCAATTTCAGAACGTGGTCGCCAAGCTTCTGGAATATTTTTATTTGATTTATCTGAACCTTCTTGTCCAGCTTTTATAATTTCATTGTAGTCATCTGCTAGAGACATACACAATCCCCTCGTCGGTGGTCACGAACGGCAGTTTTGCCAAATGTTCCACCGGCACGGCGGAGTAATAAAAATAAATCTTTTGTACTTAGTTCATCATCTTCAATAGCTACTTCAAGTATTTTTTTATCTTCTTCTGGTAGCGTCTCTGCCCATTGCCCTACAATGCAAAGCTTTAAGTTACCTGATGACTTTACTTCAGCGTACAAATCTTGCAACGACATATCCGCCTCCTATTGCTCCAATTATAGTACTAGGCCCCGAGGAAACCCCAAGGCCTAGTAACTAGCATACATCAAATTAGTACGAAGCGCCAGCACCTGAATCAAAGTTCATGCGGTCACGCTTTGCAGCAGTGCTAATTCGGATTCCATTAGCTTGTGTTGCTCCTGCTGATGGGTCGACCATCTTTGTATATCGAGGTCCGCCCTTGATTGAATAAGCTGCTCCTGCACGGTCTTTACCTGTTGCAGAAACATTGCTACGTGGTGCACCCTTTTGACCGTATGGGTCTCCAGCCTGTGCTCCCTTTTTCTTTACAAGTGTACCTGCCTGAGGTGATGCAGAAGGAGAAGTAAACTTAACTCCATCTTTCATCATAGGCTTGCGACCTTGCTTTGCCATACCTGCAAGCGCCTCGTCAGGGCTTGGGATTGAGCCTTTTGCCATGGTGTTCCTAACTGTTAAGAGATCTCTTGTAATAAAGAATATATCAATTTACATTGATAGTAAAGACTATTGCTGAAATTTGTCCGTCACGAGAATCTACCGTGGTAAATCCTGGTCTACAGCTGAGGTCAAGACCTCTTGGTGCAACGTAGCCACGGGCAATAGCGATAGCTTTTACTGCTTGATTTACTGCGGAGGCACCTACTGCCCTCAATTTTACTTGTGGGCGCTCATACAAGGCATGAGCAATGGCGGAACCTACCGATTGTGCGTTAGAACCAGCGCTTACACGCAGGAACTGTTCCTCACCTGAATCTTTTTCAATCACGTTTTGTAGTCCTTAGGTTTCGATTTAGAGTCGCCCTCTAAGGTAAAAGGTACGTGATTTAGGAGGCTCCGTCAGCGTATCCAGCCTCTTTCAGCAGATTTACGAAATCCTCTAACCTGAGCATTACCGGCCATTCGCCAATATTTGCCTCACCTTGGCCGTTAAGACGAAGAACGGCTACGGGCAAATCTTTACCGTTATGGCGTTCTTTTAGCTGTTTTATAGCTGCAGATGGATTGAAATCTTTTCTGGCCTTTACTTCCCAATCAATGCCAATAGTTCCTGTAACGTCAGTGCCAGACCTACCCGCACCGGTTGACTCCGCATAAGGCCAACCATGTTCTACCAGGTAATTAGCCACAATTTTCTGTGACTTGTAGCCACGATGTTTTCTACTCTGGGAAGGCATTACGCATCCTAGTAGTAATTAACACTTGCAGATCTTCTATAGACCCATTGTTTACAAATATTTGGTCTACCTTATGTCCGTCCATTTGAGATTCTGAAATGTGATCGTTTACTGGACCTATACCGGTTCTTTTTACACGCCATAATTGACCGCCCATAAGTTTAATCATTGCGGCCTCATTCTCAAACCTAACGTCGGTAATTACAACTCGTTCATCCTTACCTACATTGTTAAGAGCGGCGTTAACCCAGATGTTTTCGTCAATAAGGTCTCTTGCAGAAATGCCTAAATCCTGTAACAATCTGCGAACTTGAGGCTCTTGTTTTGCTGTATCCCAACCAACTAAGTTAACTAGGTCCTGCAGATAACCTGTAGGGCTGCAAGCAACCATCGGATTAATTCCGTATAAAAAATCCCTAATCTTGTCTGCAAAAGCAATTCGACTGTACCCATATTTTTCTACAAGTACAGAAGCTACAGTATCTTTTCCAGACTGAGCGTAACCTGTAAGACCAATAATGTTGTAGTTAGGGGTAATACCTAACTCCTCATCAGTGAATAAAGAAAGCTGCTCCCATTCTTGCTTCATGGCGTTGTCCATGAACTTCTAACGGTTGCTTTATTGATATTAACTCTGCGTGTAATCTCTCGATTGATTAACGAGATGTCTTTTGAAAGACGTTCAGAGATGATGTGAATAAGGCCACGGTAGTTAGATAGCTCCTGTAGAGCATCTAGCTTAGCTTTGTAGTCTGGATCTACATCGATCTCTGCATCAATCATAGATACAGAAGTTCCCGCCTTCTTTAAAGCCAACCTTTTCTGTGACTTTATAAAGGATAAGTTCTTATCTGCCTCTGCTCTGTCTACCTCTGCACACCAAAGTTGTAGGCTAATAAACTCCAAATAAGCAACGTACTTACTGTAGAGGTCCATAACCTGTTCTTCCATAAGATCTGTAATGTCTGAAGGAAGAGACGGTGCGTCATAGCCATAGCTCTGATTTACACTCATACCCTGAAGCTGCAAAGCTTCGATAGTCTT